ATACTCAGTACGTTTACTTACACCATGAGGATCTTGTGAATAAGCTTTAACATCAAACATTCTTTCTGATATACCATTAACAACTATATCTACAAATTTAGGTATAATAGGTACAGGTTTCCAGTCTAAGTTTAAGTAGCTTAAGTCACCATTTATTGATAACTCATCTTTGTATTTCTGTATGCTTTGTTCTCCTCTAGCGTATAATCTTAATTTATGAAACTCTGTTTGGTTACCGTAGAACCTATTAGTACCAGAGTCACGTTTAAACCATTCGGCCTCTATAGCTTTAGCTACCTTAAGACCATAGTCTTTACCCATTTTCTCAAGATCGCTAGCAACTTGGCTCGGAAAATAACTTTTTACAACTGACTCAGCCATATTAATTTTTTATTAATTTTGAATGCATGCCAGATTGTTTGTATCTAGCAAAGCTTATTTTTACTTTTGTTTTATCTTTTTTATTGATTGGATAATATAAATGTCTATTACATGCCATGATAGCTAAACCACTACTAATGGTAGCATCAAATTTTGTTCTATTATTTATATCGTACCTAGCCCAATCATTTAAAGTTCTATTAAAATACATACTACCACATGTTCCATCTGACCTAAGGCCAACATGATCTTGTATATACATTTCAATTGCAGCACCATGTGCTTGTCTAATATCTTCGCTTGAATTAGGTATACCACCTACTTCTTTTTCAGCAACAGATAACTTGTTCCATAATTTATCAGGTCTATTCATTGAGTAACCTCTATAACCTCTTCTTTTTAAATAATATAATAATCTAGGTTTATTATTTTCACACAGTATTGGCATGCCATAAAATATCAACGACATCAATACGTCTTCAAAAAATATCTCTGCAGTTGCTGGTCTAGCAACATATTCAAGAAAAAACTGATTAGGTGGAGCATCTTCCATGCTAAACTTGCTTAAACCATGTAAAGCTCCTTTAGAACCGTAACCATCTACTGTTCCTGATATATCATAACTATCACAACCAAAAGCACCCATGTGTTCATTACCTGGATGTTTTCTGCCATTTTTTGTTATAACTTTATTTTGTAGTGATTTTTGTGGTATCCAACTAACTCTAAACCTACCTTTAGGATCAGGGTAGAATATAACAGTTCCATCTTTAACACCATTAACCCATTGAAAATTACCTACAGTTATACCGTTGTCACTATTTAACTCTTCGTTATAATCTATTTGCTCGTATATTTTAGCTAAATTAAATATGCTATTTTTTGTTTCGTCTCTGAAAGCATGTTCTTCAGTTCTTGGAAATTGTCTATAAAATTCATTTAAAGCATCTCCATCATTTTTTAAACCATCAGCTTCATTATTCCAGTGATCAATAACACCAATGTCTATATACTCTTCATGTGGCCCTTTTACTTCTGTTTTTGGTGTGTCGAATACAGGTATGCCATAAGAATCAATGAATCCCTCGTAGTTCCATTCCATAGGTATGAACAAACTATATAGTCCCGAGCTAGTCTGTCCATTGCGGTTTCTTTTTGTAACATCTGAGTCTCTATATAATTTTTTAAAATTATCACCACCTTTGTCTAAAGCGTTTGAGGTGCTACCCATCATACATTTACCAATAATTCTACTACCTAGTCTTAATGTTGTTTTTGTAACCCTCCAGTTATTTAATATATTATTTGGTCTTTCCCATTTACCACTTTCATCATGCACTAATAGTTTTAGTTTTTCACCGTCATAACTGTTATCACCAGTGTTTTTCCAATCAATAGTTGTATCTAATCCTGCTAATTCTTCTGGTTTATCTGTGCTAACAATATTTCTTCTTGTTAGTTTTGATGCGGGAACTCTATATGCTAATTCAGTTTTAGGTCGATCCATACCATCTTGTATGGGTTTGAAAAAGAAAGGATAGTTAACTGATATAGGTACAACTTTATCTGTAAACATTTTTTTAGCATCAGGACCTGATTTAGATAAAATACCAAATCTTGAATCCGAGCTAATTGTAGCCATGTTAACAGCTTCTCCTGATGCCATAAATGAAAATCCACTACGTCTATTTTTTAAATAGCACATTCCATAACATCTTTTATCTGCTTTACAAGCTTCCCAAAATATATAGAATAATCTATTAGCTTCTCTAAAATCAGGTTTACCAACATCTATCTTGCTCCATTGTAAGTACATGTAGTGAGTACCTGTTATGTATGTAGGTTTTTCTTTATTATAAAACCAAAAACCTTCATCACGTTTACTAAACTCAGTCTCTATATAATCTATGTAATCACTTTTAAAATAATCTGGATAACCTCTCCAATCAAATATAGTTTTTATTCTATTTAGTTCTTTTGGATATTCTACTACTTCCCACGTATTAGATTTAAACCTATTTACTTTTTTAGGTTGTTTTGGTAATGCTATCCTAAGATTTTGTATTTCATATATTTCACCAATCTCACCAGTTTTTGATATAACAATAACATCATGCTCTTTATTATATCCATATTTCCACTTTTTAGTTTTGTTAAGTCTTTTAATGGTGTTTATTTTGACAGGCTCTATAACCTTATAAAGTATTTGATTATACATTATTTAGATTTTCTTTCTGCAAAACCACTCCAACTCGTATTATCTTTTTTATCACCCACAACACCGTCTAGTAAATTTTGTTCTTCTTGTATCCTATTCAATATTTCAAAAGCGTCGAATATAGCTAGTTTTTTTGTTGCAGCTGCGTTTTTTAAACGATCAGCAGAAACATCATCGTCTGTCTCAACGATAGGTTCTTTAGCTACTTTTACTAATTCCTTAACAGCTTGATGCCCAGCTTGGATTATATTCTTTTTCGTTTCCTTGATATTCATATCTAATTGTTAGATTTTTAGTTCTAACTCTATATAATTTTTCACCCTCAATGACAAATTCATATTCACTGTTAGGTGTAAAACCAACTAAATCACCTTCTTTTAAAAAAGTGTAATTAGCGTCTAGATACCTTAGAACTCCTTTTAACTGTTGTTCTTTATCTAGACTAAAAATATCATTAGAAACAATTGGTTTAACAAAAGCATAACCTATAGTAGGTTTCCATTTTGTTGTGTTTTTATAAGCAAATATTTGATCCATACTACACAAGTAGTTGTTTTCGTCAATATAGCTTTTGCTGTTTTTTTCATCACCCCTTATATCATGAAACCTTCTAAACACATTATGATGAACAATAATCTTGTCACCTATGTTTACTTTATTATTTACATTAACTATTGGTAATTCTTTAACTACAGCTATTCTATTTACATTTTGATGAGTAAATATCTGCGTATTAAGTATAAGGTTTTTATTATCTATTTTCTTAGTATTATTATACCTTTGCTTATCACATGGCTCTATAACAAAGTCAAAAATACTACGCATTAATACTCAAGATTGTATTCAACAGAAACAGACATGTTTTTATTAAAGTCTTTCCAAGGTAATAGCTCGTTATTTTTTTTAATAAAAATACTAAACTTACTATCTTCTTCAATAATACTGTCTATAATATGACCGCCATACACTTCCTGTCCAACAGCATAGTGCATAGCGTCATTTTTATAATCTCTACCTATACTAATCTTCCTTATCAGATGATTCATCTTCGATAGGTTTAATGGTTCCGTCAGTTAAATTAACTGTTACTTTACCATATTCATCTTCAAGATCTTTTTGTATTGACACTAGACCTATCTGAGCAGTTTTTAGTTTTTCTAAAGCTACGGTCTTTTGAACCTCCATTCCACCAATTTGCATCTGCATTTGGTTTATTTCATTAACTTTTTCTTGAACTGATTTTAACTGTTCATCTGTAATTTTTTTCACATCTTGAGCGATGTCCTCTATTTTCACGTCTTTCATTTTATTTAATTTAAATTGTTAAAATTATTCACCACCTTCTTCAGATGATTCAGCTTCTTCAGCTGCTTTAGCTGTGTCTTCAATTGTCTGGCTTGGATCTTGCTTACTCTCTGCAGATATTGCCCCAACAGCTATTTTGTTTTTTACGCCCATTGCTACTTCACTAACTCTTTGTTCTGTATCAGCAGCGTTATAAGCTCCATCCACAAAAACAGCATTAACGCCTCTAGTGTGAGTCATTTCAGGATCATCACTAGTAAAAACCACATTAACCGAGGTTTCTTTTTCAACAGGAGCATCATATTTCCATGTAATTGCCATAATTATTATTTTAAGTTATTAATTATTATTTTAAGTTATTTCTATGTTTATATTATTACGCTATTTTCATGTTTTTTAAGTGCGTTAAATCACTATAGGTTTTTCATGCCCAACTATCACGTTTAAATGTGCGTATATCGGTATACCCGTTGTTTTTAAGTTATGGCAAAAGGCCATTGTTTCAGATATACATTTCCAATTTCCTGGTACTGTAAAATAAGGAAACTTCATGAGTTCGTATACACCTTTTTTTATAAGCATAAATGCCATACCAGTAAAAGAAGCTTCAATAACACCTGAGTTTTTCTCAAGAAAATCATGATCTATTCTTGTTTCTTTTTCCCCAA